ACTCTATCGGTAATAAATTTCAATCCGTCTAACGCCCACTCTAAACTTTCACCACCATTATTGTCTGGGGTATATGTTGGTAGTTGCTTGATATAAAACTTCACTCTCTTCGAGTTAGCCAAATACAATACACGTTTCAACAATTCGTTGTCAGCATATTTTCCTAAAATAACCATCTTTTGGTTAGTGCTACTCTCAGCAGCGATTTCATCAAAAATTTGTTTGATATTCATAGTTTTTCGTTTTGTGATTACAAAGGTACAAAATTAATTTGACTCTACCAAATTTAATTTCAATAAAACATCTAAATGTTCCCACATTTTTCTTCCATCAGCTGGAGTATTCAAGTATAACGCACCTTTAAACTCTTGATACTCTTTAGCATACATGTCTATTTTACCACCATGTTCGATGTTGGCAATTCTATCACCTAACTTAAGGATAATGGCATCTGGGTTACTGGCAGTCTTAGGTAGAGTTTTTTCTTTTTTTTCTTTTCTGTTTCTACCCAATTCATCTGTAACACAAAATACCATCTCGGCCACTTCAATGCCAAAGTGTTTCTTGATGTCATTGTAAGAGATACCATCGTCTTCGATTGAATCATGTAGGTACCCAGCAACGATGTACTTGCCAGAAAACCCAAATCTTTTCAATACGTCAACAACATCATCCAAGTGTTTCTCGTATGGAAAAATTTCATCATAAGATTGGTTAGAGTGTGCTTTCACAGCCACCATTCTTGCTTCTTTGTAAGTTTTGTCAGTATAGTTCATATTAATAATTTGTTTGCATTTCGTGAATAATTAATTTACCTTCTTTATCATCAATTCTTTCTAATTTTAAATAAGGTCTATCAAATTGTAAGTCATGGTCGTATTCGTCAATAACATTTACATAGAAATCATTAGAACCCATTAGTATTGGTCTACGTCTATTTTTACCCATGACACCTTTTTTAGTTAGGAATAAATTCTCTTCGATTAGTAAATGTAATCTGCTTTCTAAATTAAGAATATCATTAGCAAATTTTGTTCTTAATGTTATAAATTCATCTTCGGTTGGTGCCCCTTCATGAAGCGATACACCATCACCAGATGTTCTATGATTATCCACATAATTTTGTCTATCATATGGAATGTTATTAACCTCATTAGCCAAAGCTTCTAAATCATAGGTTACTATGATTCCTTGTATATTAATTGTTTTCATATTTTTCTTTTTCATGGTAATCACACAACGTGTGAATCCAACCGTTTATTTTTCTAGGTGACCCATCAACACCACATTTCTCACATGTTTTATGAGACATGTTTTCATATTTGATGATAACTTCATGGGCACCTTCTGGGTATGTTTCTAGATAGAACCTTAACCCGCCAAACTTCTCTTTAGACTGAACTAGTCGTTTATCCCAACCCAAAGCGATTAGTTCTTCAATCATATCTTTGATTAAATGCAACCAACCTTCACCAACACCAAAAGCTTTAGATTCTAGTATTGGTCCTTTGTCTTCTCGGTATGTTCTATTTAAACCACCAATACTGGTCAAATAAACATTCATCTCTTCATATGTCATTACCAACTAATTGTTAAATAACTACCGTCACGTTGGTCGTTAGATTGTGCAACCTTAAAACCTCTTTTGTTTAAGTCTTTCACAACCAAAGCATCAGCATAGATACCAACACTACACGCCATTTGATTTGCTTTAACAGCACGTGAAATTGCATCTAAGCATGTTTCAAGTTGTTTATTAATTTTTTCACCTAGAACACTTTCACTAGTTTTTCTAGCCCATTCCGCTGTAATTTCTTCTCTCATTTGTTTTGTTTTTTAAAAGTAATCCCTTAACATGTGGGTTAAAGGATTTTATATAATAATTTGTCATCGTAATTCAACAAGAAGTCTTCCACAGAAGCCACCTTGTATTGGCCTAAACCAAAATACAAACCAGTGAAGTTTTCAACCTCGTGTGCTTTACACACTTCAAAAACAGCAATAGCATATTTTTTTTGTTCTTCTTTGGTTATATTTTTTGGTCTACGAACTTTCAATTCATCCCATACCATATTTAACTTGTCAGTCAATAAGTCGTAGTTTGCTTTGAGCTTTAACAATTCTTCTTTTCTTTCTGGGAAAGTTGAGGCGAATTCTTCTATCTCGTTTGTTTTTACGATAGTAAGGATATTGTGTTCAGCCGTTTTACCTTTCAAGTGGTGAACAGCCAAGTATGCTGGGTTTTTGATTTTAACACGGTTAAAATCAGCATCCACAACAACATAACCTTCTTCTGACCATGGCATACCTTCAAATGTACGTAACAAAGCACCCACATCTTTAGCGTTCAAGTCAAATTTTTTCACCAATGGTAACCCCAATGATATCGCTGTCATTTCCAAGTCTTTCCCAGATAATTCAACTAGTGTTTCTCTGTTTCTAACTGTAAGGATTGTAGCCGATGATTCACCGTGTGGTTTTACCACTATATTATAAGGTGTTGTCAACTCAAACACATATACATGGTCTTTGTCTAACAAACATTCATTAAATGAGTATTTGTTGTTAACGGTATCCCAAAAAAGGTCATTAAATGTAGTACCCATTTTATTGTTTACTTCACCTTCACCTTCTGCGGTACCAGTTGTACCAGCAAACCATTTGTTTTTATTCCAATCCCAATACACTTGTATAAGGGTACCATCTAATTTCTCTAGAACACTAGCAGTATTCCAATCGATTTTAGCAGCGTTTCCTTCTTGTGAGTTGAAGAACTTTCTAAAAGCCAATGACATTACTTTCCACGTACCTTTTTCAAGTACAAGACCTCTACAATCTTGCATTTCTGGCAACGCCATAAGTGTTGGTGACACCAATTGGTCATATTTCAACAAGATTTTATTTTCATACTCTCTTGTTTTCAATTTAAAGTCAGATATTGCTTTGTCAATCCCGTATTTCGCTATGTAATTTTGTATTGCTAACATAATATTTGTTTTTATGACAAAGGTAAATAAAATATTTGGAATTACCAAATATTATTACTCTTTTTTATCTTCATCGTCTTTTTTATTTTTTCTTTCCTTGTTTACCTTTCTTATGTTTTGGATTTTATCAACAAACCCATCGTAGGTTTCATCAGCCGAAGCTTTTTTAATCAAATCCATCAAAGGGTTCTGTTCAGCTTCCATGTTATCAAGCATTTTCTTTGCAGAAAACATAGAAACCAATTCACTGAATTTATATACGTCATCATCATCCAAGGCGATACTGCCAATGAATATGAGCATAGTACCTATTAACCCAACGCCAGAATCTTTATTTTCTTGACCTTCTTCCATTAGGCTTTGCCCCATTTGGATAAATTTAGCACTTAAGTCTAATCGTCTATCAATATTTTTCATAAAATTTTTTAACAAAGATACGATTTGTTTTTCAATAATACAACAGAATAAAGGTTTTTTTATTATAAACTATTTACTTTTCTGAAGGATATCCACTTTTTTTCAATTTATATCTAAAATGATTGTTTTTAATGGTAGTTTTTTATATTTATTATAAAACTAAAACATGTTCAAAAAACTACCAAGTCCACAAGTTTACACTTTTGAAACTGATAAGAGTGATAAAACATCTTATTTCTCTCCTACTACAAGAACTGGTGGTGGCGGGACTAACACACCTACCAACGGAAGTGGCGGTGGTGGTGGAAATAACAATAATAACAATAACAATAATAATAACTTCAGCTACATTCTATTGGAAAATGGTTTCTACATTTTACAAGAAAACGGCTCAAAAATCTATCTTTAAACCATGGCAGACCAAAAAATTAGTCAGTTACCTTTAGGTACATTATTACCACAAACGATATTCCCTATCGTTACGTTAGGTACAACATCGCAAACGACATTCGGTGATTTAACAAGTGCTTTGTCACTGGTTATTTCTGGTGTTGGAACAACAATAACAGCTATGACCTTTAATCAAGGTACATACGATTTAACCGTTGACCAAAATGACGGAACTAGTTTTACTCAAAGCTTAGGTATCTTATCTTCGGATATGACTGTAACAGGTGGTACTTATGATATGATGACTGGTATCGTTGAGTTTACCAACAATAGTGGTGGTACATTCAGTGTTACTGGATTTGCAGTTGGTGCTACTGATACTGTTATTACTAACGTATCATTCGACCCAGTAACTAAATTTTTAACAATTGATGACTCAGCTGGTAGTTCATTTGTAACATTGATAAATGACTTTAACGGTTTAAATGTTATTGGTGGTATGTCGGCAACTACATTCTATGGTGATGGTAGTCAATTGACTGGTATCGCTGGTGGGGGTGGTTCTGGTACTATTGTTACTGGTGGTACTTATTCTAACGGAACAGCTACATTCACAAACAGTACTGGTGGTACATTCAATGTGACAGGATTCTTTACACCATCTAATGATGTTTTTGTAAGTGCAATGACTTTCAACAATGGTACATACGATTTGATTATCGACCAAACTGATGGTTCTAGCTTTACACAAAACTTTGGTATCTTAGCTACGGATATGACTGTAACTGGTGGTACATACGATTTTAATACAGGTGTTGTTGAATTTACTAATAATAGTGGTGGCACATTTAGTGTATCTGGTTTCTCTAGTGGTTTGACTGATTCAACTATCGCTAACTTCACTTATAACAACGCAAACAAATTTACTATCACAGACACAACAGGTGGAACATTCAATGCTTCATTTAACACTGTTACTGGATTGACTGTAACTGGTAGTTTATCTGCAACAACATTTTATGGTGATGGTTCAAACCTTACAGGGATTGCTGGTGGTGCTAGTGTATTTACTGTTGGTTCTGGTGGTACATTATCTATCAAAGCTAACAACCCAACAACTAACGCTGTTGGTAACTATTCATTTGCTAGTAACTACAATACAACCACTAGAGGTAACTATTCTGTTGCTCAAAATGAAGGTGCTTATTCTTTAGGTCAAGGTTCTCATGCTGAAGGTAGATTAACTAAAGCGGTGGGGATTGGTTCTCACGCTGAAGGTAACAATACATACGCTGGGGATAAATACTTTACTGTGTTATCAGCAAGTGGTAAATCTTTAATTATAGGCCCAACCAACATTGACTTTAGTGCTGATTTTAACCCAGCTGGTGGATATATTATTTCTGACGCTTTTACTAGTTACCAATATACTGGGTTTACATATTCTGCACCTAAATTTACATTGGGTCTAGCTGTAACTGGTTTCTCTGGTACTAGAGTTGTTGATAACTCATTTAGAACTAGTCTTTTAACACCTTTATCTAGTGGTGCTTATTCACATGCTGAAGGTTCTAGCACAAAAGCAATTGGTGGTACATCACACGCTGAAGGTTCTGGTTCAATAGCGTATGGTCAATACTCACACGCTGAAGGTGCTGGTACTGTTGCTTCTGGTAATACGTCACACGCTGAAGGTTATAGCACAAGAGCTACTGGTAATTATTCACATGCTGAAGGTTATTATACTAACGCTAATGGTTATTATTCACACGTTGAGGGGACTTATAGTTTGGCTAGTGGTACCGCTTCTCACGCTGAAGGTTGGTCTACAACAGCTAGTGGTGATTATTCTCACGCTGAAGGTTTCCAAACACAAGCTAGAAATTATAATGCTCATGCTGAAGGTTATGCTACAACAGCATCTGGACAATCATCACACTCTGAAGGTTATTATACGATTGCTGGTGGTGAATTTTCACATGCTGAAGGTTATAATACAAAAGCAATGGCTTGGGGTGCTCACGCTGAAGGGTATGGTGCAACAGCATATGGTCGAGGGGCACATGCTGAAAATAATGCATGGGCATTTGCTGATTCATCACATGCTGAGGGTTATTCATGGGCTGGTCTTAATGTTTTACCTATCACTAGTACTATTGGAAACGCCATATTGGTTTCAAATGCTATTGATTATTCTAGTAGTTTTATTCCTTATGGTGACGCAATCATCGATGGAAAAAGATACGCTTACTCAGCAGTTACATATTCAAACCCTAACTTTATCATTTTTTTAAGTGATGACGTTGTGTTGAGTTATCCACAATATATTGCTGATATCTCTAACCCAATTCCTTTTGATAATTATACTTATGTAATAGGTAGTAATGAACATGCTGAAGGTTCTAGCACAATCGCTATGGGTTATGCCTCACATGCCGAAGGTGCTTATACACTATCTAGTGGTAATAATTCACACGCTGAAGGTTCTGGTTCAATAGCATCTGGTGTTGCATCACATGCTGAAGGTGCTTTTACTATAGCTTCTGGTGAAAAATCACACGCTGAAGGTGCAACAACAATAGCTAGTGGTAACTACTCACACGCTGAAGGTGCAACAACACAAGCTAAAGGTCAAGCATCACACGCTGGTGGTCAAAACTCAATCGCTGAAGGTGCTACAGCATTTGTACATAGTAAAAATAGCCTTGTTAGTGCTAGTAGAAGTGCTATCTTAGGTGGACAAAATATTACAGGTTTTACTAATGATACGGTATACGTTCCAGATTTCGTAATCACTAAAGTAGCAGCTGTACCTACAAGCTCAGCCGATTCGATTGGTGAGCCTGGTTCTATTACATGGGACGCTAACTACTTCTATTGGAAAACACAATCTGATGGATGGTTAAGAGTAACTGGTTCAACATTCTAATGAACTAAAACAATATAAAAAAAGGGGTCAAATGACCCCTTTTTTTATAACCCTATTTCTCGTACTTTCTTCACCACTTCACCCATATTACATTCTCCTTGTCCGATAAGTTGCGTGCAAAGACATCTTCTAAGAAAGGGAATTGTTGGTTCTTGTGATTGACCAACAAGCATAGTTAATTTACCCATTGGTATACCAGTTTTCAACAATTTCTCCAACATAGTAACACCTGTTGGTATATGCGTGTTTTCCATTATTTATTTTTTTTGATTTCTACAATTTTACCAATCACATTAAATGGTTTCACTTTTACCCATTTAGTTATGTCATTACTCATAACTGGCTTACCACCATTTGGGTTTATCGCTATAGTTATGTGTGGTATTTGGTTTGCTGATGGGTAACCGTCAACTCTTGCCGCCATAGCCATATCTGACAAACCTAACTCAGTAACTGTAAGTGTAACGTCTTTACCCAAGTCTTCTTGGTTTGGAACTGGTTTACCAAATGCAATAGTCATGTGGTGTGCGATTATATCCCAACCTTGTGGAATATTGTCTTCAACTCTAGATAGTAATGAAGCTCTAGAACCGCCATCTAACACAACGGCAGAATATAAGATATTCGATTCACCATACATGTCTTTTGACGACATTACACTTGCAACACTCAATGGTCCTTGGCTAGTATGACTAGAAATCATAGCTTCAATTTTTTCTAATGGAACACCATGTGTGTTTCTATCAGCTAACTGTTTAGCATTTAACCCACCAGTTCCGATGTCAACAAAATTAATGTTTTTATCATCTAAACCCATTTCCAAAGCAGCTTTAACACTGGCTTTAGATTCGTTTTGTTTGATGTTGGTGTTGTCAAGTATTACTGGGGAAACACCATCTTTCAATGACTTGATAAGATTTTTGATATTGGTTGAGTGTGCTCTTGATAATGGTGCGAAGTCTTTGGTTGCAAACATTTTCTCGAAGAACTCATGGTAATCACCTTGTGCTTCGATAACATCATCTGTTGAATGGATGACACCATTGGCACCAGCCAATTCTTTGGCTTTTGTTGATTTCCCAGAACCAGGAATTCCACGCATAACAATAAGCACTTGATTTGGTCTCGTTATCGCAACACCAAGTGAGTTTTTAGCTATGCCTTCTCTAAGTATTTCTTTAATTGTTGATTTCATGAGGCAAAGGTACTAAAACTTTTTTAATTATACAAATAAAATGCATAAACTTTATTTTTTAAAACAAATTTGATATATTTGGGTATGAATATATTAATCACTGGAGGAATGGGCTTTATTGGTTCCCACCTCGTAAAATACATGGTTGAAAAATACCCAAACTATCGTATAATAAATTACGACAAACTAACATACGCTAGTAACCCTAGATTCTTGCGTTCACTAGATGATTACCCAAACTACCATTTTGTTATGGGTGATATTTGCAATACATCACAATTAGATGATGTGTTTAAAAATTACAAAATCACACACGTTATACACTTGGCAGCTGAATCACATGTTGATAACTCTATTGTTGACCCGTCAGCTTTCATCCAAACAAACATTGTTGGAACAGCTAACCTATTAACTATTTGTAGAAACAGATGGAGAAGTGATAACCATAGATTCTACCATATTTCAACTGATGAGGTTTATGGTTCGCTTGGCAGTGAAGGGTATTTTACTGAAGACACACCTTATGACCCTAGAAGTCCTTATTCAGCGTCAAAAGCTAGTTCTGACCATTTGGTTCGAGCATATTTCCATACATACGGTTTCCCAGCAGTTATTTCAAACTGTTCAAATAACTATGGGCCAAATCAACATAACGAAAAATTAATTCCTTTGACAATTGAAAGAATCAAAAACCAAACAGAAATTCCTGTTTACGGTGATGGTTTAAATGTTAGAGATTGGTTATATGTTGAAGACCATGTATCTGCAATCGATACAATCTTCCATACTGGAGTAAATGGTGAAACATATAACATTGGCGGCAATAACGAATCCACCAACATCAATTTGGTTAATAAACTATGTGATTTGATGGATTCCAAACTGGGTCATGAACAAGGAACGTCACGAGGTTTGATTAGTTACGTTAAAGATAGGTTAGGTCATGATAGGAGATATGCAATTGATTCATCCAAGCTAACCCAAGAACTTGGATGGGAACCTAAAACCGAATTTGAATTAGGGTTATCCAATACGATTGATTGGTATCTTAACGTCTAGCGGAGAGTGTGGGATTCGAACCCACGGGCCCCTTTCGAGGCCACGGTTTAGCAAACCGCTCCAATAACCGCTCTGGCAACTCTCCAATTGTACCCCTACAGGGATTCTAACCCCGATTAAGCCCTTAGAAGGGGCTGGTCCTATACAGTTGAACGATAGAGGCATATATGTGTTGTGACCCTACAGGGATTCGAACCCCGATTCTAGCATTCGTAGTGCTAAGTCCTATCCAGTTGAACGATAGGGCCATTAATGCGACATTTTTGGCGAGATAATGTCGCAATGTCTTTATTTTTTCGTCTTGCTCGCCATTTACCCGCCATTTTGGCGAGAAAGACTCTTTGTAGCGATAACTGGACTCGAACCAGTGTCTCTGCCTTATGAGAGCAGCGTAAGAAACCAACTCTACCATATCGCCATGGTATTTGCTCCCAAGCTAGGACTCGAACCTAGGACCCTCGCATTAACAGTGCGATGCTCTAACCAACTGAGCTACTGAGGAATTTATTTTGCTCTTCGGGGGAATTTCGAAATCCCGACCTAACGGTTAACAGCCGTTTGCTCTGCCTCTGAGCTACCGAAGAATATTTGGTGGTCCATCTAGGATTCGAACCTAGGACCTTCTCGTTATGAGCGAGCTGCTCTAACCAACTGAGCTAAAAGACCAAATATGTATTTATAGTTGGCCAAAAGTGTCTTTTTTTATGACTTTTGGCCGCTTATAACTTGTAGGAAACATGGGACTCGAACCCATAACCTCTTCGGTATCAGCGAAGTGCTCTAACCAGTTGAGCTAGCTTCCTATGTTGGAAATCCTAAAATTTCCATTGTGTTTTTCTGTTGTGTTTCCACGTTCTAAATTCTCTCCATTTATGGTTTTCAATGTTTCCATGATTCCATGTCCACCCTTCTTCATAATATGGTGGGTACAATTCCAGTAAGAGAATTCTTCTGTAATCTTTTGAGCAAGTTGCTTTTTTAAATTTTGCTCTGCTTACGTTTACACTCATAACTTTTCAGTCTATTGTTTAGTAGACCTCAAAGCATATCAAATTCTTTTTTCATAACACTAATTTTGCACACCCACTAGGATTCGAACCTAGAACAACGGTTTTGGAGACCGTGATGATACCATTTCACCATGGATGTATTTTGGGTGACTAAGGAGAATCGAACTCCCATTACCAGAATCACAATCTGGCGTGTTAACCGTTACACTATAGTCACCATTTATTTGCGGAAGGAGTGAGACTCGAACTCACACACCTCTGGGGCCTACGGTTTTCAAGACCGTTGCAGTTAGGCCAACTCTGCTTACCCTTCCGTATTTTTAATCTGCACAAAAACAGTAGTGAACCCACCCTCTTTTTGAAATTTCAATTCACCTTGATACCCACTGGCATCCGCTATCTTTCTATATTTGTCGACAATCAAGTCAAAATTCTTTGCTAGGTCTAAGTTTTTTTCTTGCCCTAACTTCCTTACCAATTCACCCATAGTCTTAAAATAAAAAACCCGACTAGTTTTGAGTTAGTCGGGTTGTTGTTATCTTTGCTGAGAGATGTTACACTTCTGTTCCACCTTCACAATTAGACATACCCGACTCATGGTGACTATTGCGTCTCCAATTCGAAATCGAAATCATATGTATGTTAATTGTTCTCATTTTTGTTTTTTTATTTGTGAGCATCATGCTCGTTGTTTATAAATATACCCTTATTTCTAAAAGTTATACAAAGGTACAAACTTTTTATTTAAAAAGCAAGTGTTTTTGTAATTATTTTTTAATTTATTTTTTAAATACCTATTAATTAGTCGGTTAGTTAATTAAATTTTTATTTTTGACCCAACCATTGAACACCTCCATTAGCATTAACACCAAATTCTTTAGCGTGACTTTGTATGTATTTAGATGCGTAGTTAGAAAAAATGGATGTTAGGTCTTCGTTTGAGTATTCTCTCGCCAATGCCATATCATGTGTTTTTTCATTAATACTAGCACCCAAACTTGATAAATCTTCTTTACTCATTTTACTCAAAGTATCTGATAAAACATCATTATAATACTTCATTTCAATTTGATGATTTGCCGCTTTTTCTTGGTCTAATTGGTAAATTTTACCAACGCCACCAAGTGTTGTTAACGCTATTAATCCACCAGCTATCCATTGTTTAAGACCTTCGTCTAAGATTTCATCTTCAGTTTCAGTTAATCTAACACCTCTAGGTTGAACTCTATCGTCTTCAGTTGGGTCAGTGATTGCTTTTACTGAGAATAAATAAATGTCGCTTAAACGGAAATTTTCATTAAATCTGTCAGCAGCTTTTGCTTCAGCTTCTTCTTCGTTATCAGCAGTTATTTCATAAACCCAACGGTGTTTGTAACCACCATCTTTTTCAGCTTCTTTACCTATAACTTCTACCTTATATGTGTTTTCACTTTCAAATTCTGATTCTTCTTCATATGGGTTAATTCCGTACTCAACTTCTCTACCTATTTTTTCATAGTCTTCGCCATCGTTCATACCCATTTCAAATAATGGTGTGTCTCCAGTTACTTCTTCACCAGAGATAGCTTTACCTAATCTCCATAATAAACCACCACCAATCAAACCACCGATAACTGAAAGAACACCAGCAGCGGTACCAGAACCAATTGCATCACCAGCCATTTGTAAAAAGTTTGTTCCTGTGAAATGGTCTACAACCATAGCTGTTAAAGATGGTAACATGCCCATTGACATAATATTAACTACTCCGAATGTTGATAGAGCTTTTCCAATACTATTTTGTAAGTCACTAACTTCACCTTCGTTTAAAGCAGATTGTGCTTTGTGTGCAATATTTAAAAATTCAGCGAAATCATTTTCACACATCACACCTTCAGAAACTGAACCTACAGCTCTTTTAATTTGTTGGATATCTTCTGGTTTAGCGTTTGCTAAAATTTTATTTACAAATTGACTCATTTCTGGTGAGTTAGCAAAATCAAATGCTTGTTTTTCCATTTCCCTTGTTTCTGGACCAGCAACTGCATTCTCGTCAATTCTTTTAATACTATTGAAAGTTTTTGCGAAACTTTCCTTTATCAATTTTTCTCTTTCTGAAATAATAGCTTTTTTTTCAGATTCTGTAAGTAATATTTTTTTCATAACTAGTTTTTAATATAAATATCTTAAATTTAATAAAAATACTAAGCGTTATTATATTTTTCTAGTGTGACATAAACTTGGTCAGTTGTTGCAACTAACACCCTTCTTTTTAACCAATCTTCTAAATTATTCAAGTCTTTAAACTGTTGACCCCAGATATAATCAAACCCTAGAGTTTGTGGTATTTCTTTTAATTTGGTTCCCCATCCCAATCCTCTAATTGATTCATCGACAGCCAATAGAACACCCTCAACACCATTTAGGTGTTTATATTCTTCACTATCAGTAAAATCAGTAACTTGATTCAAGCCTAGGATATAAACGCCCATAATTTCATCATTGTCATCCAATAAAAGAAATGAATATTCCCAACTGCTAACATATAACATGTAACCGTAAAAGTCCAACTCACCCATTAAATGATTGAAGTATTTATACGCCCATTCTAATATCTCAAAGATATCAGATTCTGGTATTCCTTGTTTAATTTTCATTTACTATAATTTCAAAAAATTGGTAGTCCCTAGGCATCCAAATATTATTTAATTGTTTTGTATCGTATTTGATAACGCCTAGCCATGGGTCTAAAATATCAAATGTATCATCGGAGTAACCATTGGCGATAATCCAATGTGGAACACCTTGAGTAATCGTTCTGATAATTGGTATGTTACCCGTATCGATAACTTGTTTAAGTAATTCAAACGGTCTCTTAGGATGAATGTATTCAACATAATTCATTCCCAAAGACTTCATACCTTTTTCCATTCTGTCTGGCGGTGTACCAACTACCCAATCTGTACCGCATGCCTCCGCAATACTTTCAACAGTATCCGCAATCTCTACATCAAAAGGTAAATCATTTGGATAATTTAAAAGATATTTCAAGGCCATGTATATACATGTTGGACCGCATGTGTTTCCGCTTGGTTGTTGTGTATGATTAATAAATATCATCTGACTCATCATCGTAGTTTTTTGAGTCATCACCGTAATAATCATCATCATCGTCATCGTCATCGAATTCATCATCGAACCCTTCATCACCGATAATTTCAGCTAAGAAAACTTCATTTACAAAAACACCAAATTCATCGTTAAACAATCTCTTTATCGTTTTTGCTTCTTCATTTGAAATTTCGATAAAATCCATTCTAGATAATAAATCCTCACCGCTTGAGTACTCTAGTTCGTCTTCACCAATTTTAAATACAAATGGCCACAAGATGCTCGTAGCCATATGTTCGTAGTTTTCAACCTCTTTGTCAGTCATAATTACGAAACCGTTAATTTCGATTTCATCAATCATGTCGTTAAATTTTACTAAATTTTTTGCCATAGTTTTAAGTTATAGTGATAAATATACCACAACCAAAATAGTAAATAAAGTTTATCCTAATATTTTTTTGAAGTTATCAGTTTCAACCTTCTGTATAGCTTGTCCTAACTCTGGTCCAGGTTTCAATCCCATCTTGTCCATTAATTCTGGTCCAGATACTGTTAAATCAAATTTAACAAACGCATCTAATAACTTAGAATCGATTCCTTGTATTTGACCAAACTTTTTAATTTGCTCTGGTGTAACACCAGCATGCTTTTGTGCTTTTTTAAGTGTAACGGCTGTCTCAACAGATAGTTTCAACAAAGCAACTAAAAACGTTATTGCTTTTACTTCGTCAGATGAGTATTTTAATTCGTTCAATTGTTTTCTTAACAACTCAACATTGTTTCTATCTAATAAAGTTGCGATAACAATTATTGGGTCGTTGTCTTCAACAAAATGTTTGTCAACCGATAACCCATTAAACACCCAATCAAATAATCTGTATCTATCAATCAATTGTAAAAATTTATTAACTGATTTTGCAGAAGCAATACCTTTAAGAAATTCATCACGGATACGCTCACCAGAGATATCTTTAAGACTAGCATCTTTTTGTAAAGCTGCATCAGTCGCTGGGTCTAATTCACTACCAAACCTTCCAGCAAATCTAATTGCTCTGAGGATGCGTAATCTATCTTCACCAAATCTATCTTCTGCTGAACCAACAGTTCTTACAACACCATTTTTAAGGTCGTTCACACCACCAACCAAGTCAACGATTTCATGTGTGTCGATATCGTAGAATAATGCGTTGATTGTTAAGTCACGTCTTTTAACGTCACCTTCAATGTTTGTAAATGATACCGCATCTGGTCTTCTACCACCAGATAAATCCTCACGAAAAGTTGCAATCTCGTATTCGCCTTGGTCAGTAAACACATTGATTACACCAAACGATTTTCCAGTAGGTAAAGTTTTAAAACCAGCCTTGGCCATCATCTCTTCTACTTTATCTGGGACCGCATCTGTGGCTAAATCGTAATCCTTTGGAGTTTTCCCCAATAAGGCATCACGAACAGCACCACCAACAACATACAACTTGAATCCATTTTTCTTGAAAACTTGTTGAATTTGTTGGATGTCACTTGGAATAGGAATATCCATACGGATTCTTTCTTCCATGATTAGCCCTTCTCTTAGTATTTGTTTAATTTCGTTTTTCATAGTACAAAGGTATTAAAAATATTTGATATAACCAAATATACAGATAAATACTTTATAAAATAAAAAAGGGGTGTTAAACCCCTTCTTTACTTAACTTCAATCTGTTGATTAAAGTTTCATTATAATCTCTGCTTTCTTTCCAACCCATTGGTGGTGCTGGCAATTCACTTACTGCTTCTACCAATACATCAGCAATCCATTGAGTTTTCTTTTTAAGTTTCACCGACTTCATTTCTCTATTCAAGAATAAAGAGTGTTTTACCCAACACTTAGCATTAGGGTCATTGTAACGACTTACATCAACACTTCGGTCAATTGATTTAGGTTCTAAATTCTCATCTAACCAGATTGAGAACCAAATTTTTTCACCGTTTATGGTAGTAGTCTCAACCAATCTTAAAAATCTGTCATTTTTTTCTCCAGCAACAAATACGTGTTGCGATGTTTTTGTTAAGTATGTGTTCAATTCTTGTTGAACTTGTTCTTTTGTTTTCATTTTGTCTATGTTTTAAGTTTATTTTTATAATTTTTGTTGTAGTTGGACATTTTATGTGTCCAAGTGTCCAAGTATTAAATAAACTTAAGTCGGTGCTCGTGCAATCTATCTCATGATTCCTAGTTTTTAAAATTGTTATTATTAGAGGTGGAGGGAGGATTCGAACCCCCATACCAGTAATTGCGGTACTGTAACTCCCCGTTGTTTACTCCACCTTATATATAAATCCTTGCTATGTTATTTATGATTTCTAATTTAGCTTTGAATTTAATCGAACCCTTGGTACTTGGGTTATCTGGTGTTTCTTTGGTTGAAAACCCAACACCAGATTCAACATCTACATGGTCAACATAGTATGTCTCACCCTTGGCTTTGATTACCCACATAGGAATATTGACATCTTGCAAATGCATCTTGTTGAAATGGAAAATAATTTCGGTACGTTTATCGATTTTAAGCATGACATACCTCCTTTCCTAATAAGGGACAAGAACTTGTCAACTTTCTAGCTCTATCGCTAGGTTCAAATGCTACTGCTGTAATTTCGTTGTTCAAGTCTGGTTCACGGAATAACGTGTACTTGATACCAGATACAAGAGCTTTGCTAATCAATTTGATTAACGCTTGTTCGTCAGCGACAGTCAGTAATGCTAAATAGTTTGAATTTTTTTGCCATTGTGATGCGTCCTCTGGATGCTCGTGTTGAAAATCAATGGCTGCGTGTGCAGATTGCACCGCCTGTGTAGAAATTTGTAGGTCACGTCTAGTGACAACTCTTAATTTTTGATTGTTAATCTATTTCATCGTTTTGTTTTTTTATATAAATATACTATTTCGTTTTAAAAAGTAAACCTTTTTGTGATTCTAGTGGGAATCGAACCCACGCCTAATGGTTTTAGAGGCCATTGTACTGCCGTTATACTATAGAACCTTATTGTGATACAAAGGTACCACAACTTTTTTAATAAAGCAAGTTTTTTTCTATTTTTTTTTCAAAAATTTTCCTAACCTTACAATTTTATCCCTAAATTCATCAAATGTACCGTTGTTTTCAACAATAATATCAGCACATGATTTGTCAATGTTGAACGAACTTGCTGGCTCTTGTGGAAGCCTTTCAGATGCATCTACCCAAATGATGATATCAAACAAGCCTTGATTGATACATTCTTTGATTTCGTCTCTATCACGCATACCGACATAACAATCAGCCATTTCTAAGATACCTTTAGCTAATCTAGCTCGGTCATCTTTATTGTAATCACAAATGGCTTCATACCATTCTTGTCTGTGATTAACTCGGTCCTCAAAACACTCAACTGAGTTTTGGTAACCATATTTTTCTTTTAATTCATCATAAAGGAAAATGTCAGCGGCTGCTTGTGATGATGATACGAATGTTAATCCGAATTCCTCACCCATTATTTCAGCCAAGCTGTCTTTACCATGTCTCATATTCCCAATAATGAGCATCTTTTTAAAATTACTTTCTAATCCCATTCGTCTAATGTTTTTTCTCTGTCCTCAATTACACAACGCAAACCCAATTCAATATCACAATGATAGTTCAAGGTTTGACCTTCCATTATCATACATGTGTTGACACCCAATGCTGTATAAAATTTATCTTTATCGATATTAAACTTTTCCAATATGTCATTGGTTTCACTAGCTAAAAAACCGTACTGATACTTTGTTGGATATGTGTCAATAAATTCAGATAGATTCTCTGATGTTAACTTTTCCATTACTTTACGTAAACTTCTTGTGTTTCGTTAGTGATTTTATCTCTAACAATATCACGTTCCATTAATTCCTCGCCCAAAGATTCGTAATATTCATCATTTGTTGGTTTCATCTCCCAAGCGTTTTGCTCAACGTAATCAACAATTTCGTCATAGTCCATACCAGCTAATTCTGGATAATCTTCAACGTTAATTTCTAATGCTTCTCTAAAAATAGAAGTTTCATAATATTCAGTTACTCCAACTGAAATTGTTTTTGGTGTTTCTTTTTCTGCCATAGTTTTTTTATGCAAAGATACTATTTTATTTTAGATTATGCAAGTAATTCTAGCTTACCTCGTAAAATATCTTTAAGACTGGCGGTTTTATTGGTGATATGGTCTACAACAGTACTATCTTTTACTCGATAGGTTCTACGTTTATCACTTCTATCACCTTTACCAATTTGTTCACGTCTTTCTTCAACTTCTTCAGAAACATGTCCTGTTCTATAAAATTCATTTACACGTCTTTTAAGCTCTTTTAAGGCATCTTCTTTATTCTTGTGTTGATTCCTTCCATCTCGAACAACTTTTATCCCTGTGGCCTCGTGTGTGACCACCACGCATGAATCTGTGGTGTTCTTATGTTGACCACCGTTTCCAGTTCCTCTGGTTGTTTCCAAACGATATTCGCTAGGATGTAATTCTACCTCCTTGTATTCGTTTTCCTCTAAAATTGCTACAGTAATTGAACTGGTATGAACTCTACCTTTTCTTTCGGTTGGTGGTACTCTTTGCCACCTGTGGTTTCCCACTTCATTGCTAAAGACTTCTTTTACATTCTTGCCAGTTAGTCAGATACTAACGAAGCCTAACCTGTCTTCGGTTATCAGTCAGTCGATGTTATTGTTTTTCGCTGTTTTGATGTAAATGTCTCGCATTTCACAAACCAACAGCTTGGCATCGGTTCCACCCTCTGCGTCACGGATTTCTAATAAGATTTTTCCCATTGGTTTTGTTTTTTGTTTTTGTTATAATAAAAAACCCCATCTAATGACAGGGTTTTAATAATTTCAGAATAGCGTTGTTTTTTTTTCCTAATTTAAAAAGTTTAATTGCTGCAACTATTCTTTGTTGTAGCGGAGGAGGGACTCGAACCCCCGACCTCAAGGTTATGAGCCTTGCGAGCTACCTCTGCTCTACTCCGCAATATATCTTTGGCACCAGTTACGTTACCACTAAGGTAAGAGGCTTTACTGGGCCCTCTTGACTACTATAAAGGACTCGAACCTTTTACCCTCACCCCCATGGATGCCGCACGTCCCTCGTGCTTATAGTAATATTGTTGACCAGAATCTATTGTTGTTTTCTGTTTTTCTGATAGATTTTTTCGATTGCTGAAAAGATTCTTTTAGTCAATAATTTTGGGACTGTCCAGACTTGCAACTCTGCCTTGCGGCTGTCCAAGTTAAATGCCCTGTCCCGAATATTTTATCACAAAATGGTTGTTTGCGTTTTTCATCCCAGCGGATTAACCCTTTTTACGTCTTCGGCTTTGCTTTGGCGAGAGTCTACTTTTGTTCGACTACATCCTACTTGCACCTTTTGGGGTGGTCTGACGGTAGATAATTTTTTCTAGTGGTAACCTTTCCACCTCTTCTTGCTCCGTTGCTTGGTAGCTTGGCTACCTCACATACCAACTAGAATCTGTCATAGTTTGTCTGTTTTGGTTGCAGAACCCATTTTTTTTGATAATGTTTTAATAAATTTAAGAACGTTTTGAAATAAATATACGCAAAGGTACTAATTAATTCGTCCCTTGTCAAGTTTTTTTTCATTTATTTTTAATTTTTTTTTCAAAATACCATTAAAACCCACTAAAATCAAACATTTTCAACAGCTTCTTGTGTTGGTGGAATGTATTCTTCTAAGATTATGAATATCTCATGGTTTTTATCAATTGAATGGACTACATTAATTACACGATAATACTTAGCACTATCCCAAATGTATTCATCACTTTTTGGAATAATATCTAATTTTACATTTCTTTTTATTGGGTTCCATTTACTATCTAGCATGGATACCTTATATTTTCTTTTAAACATAATCAAATATATACTTTATTTTAATTTAATCAAGTATTTATTAGTATAAAATAACAAAAAAAAAAACTTCAAAATCATGGGATGCGGATGCGGAAAACCTAAACCAGCTACAACTACTACAACGGTACCACCAACTAGTAAGTAACTTAAAACTAAAAAAGGGCTTTGGCCCTTTTTTTTTTGTTTAATTTTCTTGGTTTTCAATTGGTGTATCAGTTGTAGTTTCAATTGGTGTTTCTACTGGTGGCTTTGATGATTTACCAAATCTTTCAGCAACGATAGTACCCATACCAATTTCTACAATCCATTCCATTGCTTTGTATATGTGTTCTTCTATCGTAAAATCCCAAAATAAATTAGCAATAAAACCAATGCACATCATAACAAAAGCCAATAATGATATCAATCTTTTAGTTGACACCTTACCTTCAGAACTCAATAAGCTTGTTAAAAATTTTTTCATAGTCTTTTTATATATAAATATACGCAAAAACAAAAAACCCTCAACAAAGCGACTTGTTAAGGGTTATAATTTCTATCCCAAAGGCGAGGCTGGGAAGAATCAATGATGAGTGGAGCATACGGGAATCGAACCCGTGTGTTGAACATTCTTCAAAAGCTTTCTACATGTTTATCCAATTCATTAACTGGCAATCTTTGCTACCTCTTTTTACCGTGTAATTTAAGCTTCACACCAGTAGATTACTACCATCAATGGACTACCATTATCTAGTGGGTTACCACCATTTGCAATAATTAGGCTACTGCTACCTCTCCTGTTGAAACCATTACAGCTTCGTTAAGGAAATTTTCTGATACGATAAAATCGTTGTCAATTCAATTGTTTAATAGACAGATTAAAGTGCTTCCAATCTAGCACTACATGCTTACAATTTACGACTATATTCAGTCAATACCTTGGATGCCCCATAAAATTAAAGAACTTGTGATTTATAAATATGTGAGTTCTGATTAAAAAACTCACATATTCTAAATCTTTTAACAAAGGTACTACATTTTTTTACAAAATGCAAGTACTTTTGAAATTATTTTTACAGTTTGCTTCTGTTTTTGTTTTTGTTCCAAGCTCTCTCAAAAGAATCTGGATTATTTAAGTATTCACCCAATGCTTTTAAAAGAGTTTCAGTAGTTTCAACTGCAACGCTTTGACAACCTACTTTAACAAAGTAACCAGAATCCAAAGGTCTAATATTAACCTCTCTTAAATAATTGGATGGCTCGGCTTGAACCTCACCCTCATAATGTGCTCTTTCGTCTTGTGGTTCACTGATGTAACCAATTTCTTCGCCAGCTGATTCTTGCATTACTGGACTTTCATCGCTTATTGACCTAGCCAAACTGCTGATACTTCTTTCATTTCCACTCATAGTTTTTTTTGTTTTTGTTTTATGTTATTTTTTCTTTTTTGTTGTGATGATATCATCAACGATACCGTAAGCTTTAGCTTCTTCAGCATCTAACCATAAATCACGGCTAGCATCTTCCATAACTTGTTTTGGGTCTTTGTCAGTATATTGACCTAACAAACCAAATAACTTGTCGTTATATTTTTCACCCTCAGCGATTGAACGTCTGATATCTTGAATGTTACCAGAAGCACCAGTTGATACTTGGTGTAACATCACTCTAGAGTTTGGTAACATCAATCGTTTACCTTTGGTTCCAGCACCTAATAAGATACTTCCCATACTTGCCGCCATACCAGTGTTGATGGTAACAATATCAGACGAAATGTAGTTCATAACGTCAACAATTGATAAACCAGATTTAACTGAACCACCTGGACTGTCTACGTGGAGTGTGATGTCTCTTACTTCTAAGTTATCCAAGAACATCAACTGTGCTTGAACTACCGTACTCATTCTGTCATTAACTGGACCAGCTAACCATAGGATTCTATCCATCATCATACGAGAAAAGATATCCATTTGTGTTACACGCATTTCTCTTTCTTCAAGAATGTATGGTGTTAATGAAGCGTTTGAACCTTGAAGGGTTGCAGCAACTACTGGGTTGTAGATTGAGTTTTGTAATTGTTCCCAATTAGCGAACTCATATTCAGTAACACCCATGTGTTTTGTTGCGTATTCTTTAAATTCGTTTGTGTAATTCATGTTTTTAGTTTATTGTTGTTGTAATAAATACTGGGGTGAATTCACCCATCCAAGCACCTTGTATGTTGTAGTAAAAATACTCTAGTGCCATTTCGTATTTTTTGTTTTCGATTGTTTCACCTTCTTCAAGTTCCTCTTCCTCGACTTCCATGTCTTTCATTAGAATTTGAATCATTTTTTCAACATCGTATGCAACGACAGGACCGAGATTAATTCTCTCGGCCATGCCAATGATTGCATCGTCAAACCCATCGCATGTTAATGCATCTGGATTTATTTCAGCGATATCCTCGATAGTCATATTAAAACTTCTTCGCTTTAGATGTTCTAGCCGCTGCTGCATCTTCTTCTTCCTTCTCAGCGTTATAAAGAGTGTTAATTGACTCTCTCAATACATTCCAAGTTTCAAAAGTATGTTTAGCTAATATACCGCTAAAGGTAACAACATCTGGTTTGCTGATAACGATTCTATCTTTCTCACCATCGAAGTGGATACTAGCCAATGATTCTTCAGCAACGATTGCTCTTTGCTCTTGTGTCAATTGGTCAAAGATTTTCTCATTCAATACAATGATGATATCATCACCAGTTCTGTATTTTAACAATTCATTCGCTTTGTTAATCTTAAACAACTCTTTAGCTTTGTTGTTAGTTAAGATTGTAATGTTAACGTAGTGTGATAATCCAGCTTGTTCAATTAACTGGTTATACAAGTCTTGTGTTTCTTCAAACGGTTCTTCGTACTTTGCCATAATAGTTTTTTGTTTTTGTTATTTTTTATTTATGCAAATATACTAATTTGTTTCAGAAGTTGCAACATTTACATGAAATAATTTATAAAATCTTCGTTCTCTTTCATGACCTTATCGATTATTGGTCTTAGATTCTTGACTATTTTGGCTCTAATCACATCATGCTTGAATCTCCATTCACATTTCTCATTATCCCAATACCATGTAGCGACTATTTCTTCGGCTTTATGTCTATCCCAATATTTCTCAACTTTAGATTCTAATACCATGTTTTTAATCAAATCATTGATATATGGTCTAAGTACCTCCTCTAATTTATCATTATTGGGGTTCATTCATTTTATCCTTTAAATTGATGACAGCTTCTTTTTGGTCATCGGTTAGTTTTTTAGGGATTTCGATTCCTAGATTTACAATGATATCACCCCTAGAGTCCTTACCATACAATTTGGTACCCTTAAACGGAACTTTAAGCGTACTTCCAACGTCACTGTACTCTGGAATACTCATTCGTATCTTACCACCCTCTATGGTCTCTATTTCAACCTTATCACCAAGTATTAGTTGTGGGTAACTTAATTTTAAAGTCATTTTTAAATCTGCCCCATTTCTAGTATATGTTTTATGTGGTAATTCCATTATTCGTATGTGTAAATCACCTTCGGTACCAGATTTAATACCATGACCTTTTCCACTCATAACGAACGTCATACCGTCAACAACCCCAGCTGGGATATCGACCTCAACTGTTTCGTTGATTGATGTGACTCCACTACCCTTACAGGTATTACATTCTTTGGTGTATTTTTTACCAGTTTGACCACACGCTTGACATGGACCTACTTGTTGAACGTGACCCATAGGTGTGTTGAATACTTGTGCCACCATACCGCTACCGCCACATACATGACAATCGTGTATATCCGTACCGCCATGACCTTCACAGTCATTACATGATGTGTTTCTGTTGTACTTATAAGTTTTCTTAATACCAGTATAGATTTCTTCTAGTGTTAATTTAACAACTAAACTCATGTTTTGACCTACTCTTTGTTGTTGTTGTTGTTGGCGTTGGTGTCTTCCGAACATATGACCAAACTGTTCGTAAATGTCGTCCATGTTTCTACCACCGAAACCACCACCATTGCTGGTGTGACCAAATCTATCGTATTTTGCTTTCTTATCAGCATCAGATAGGTGCTCATAAGCTTCAGATACTTCTTTAAATTTATCTTCAGCGTTTTTATCCTCTGGGTTAACATCTGGGTGTAGTTCTTTGGCTAACTTTCTATATGCCTTTTTTATTTCATCATTAGATGCACCCTTTTTTAACCCTAATACTTCGTAATAATCCCTTTTACTCATTGGTTAGTCTTTATTTTTATACAAAAGTACGTAAATTTATCCATAAAAACAAATTTTTTTATGGTTTATAGAGTAATTTTATTATCGAATGGTGAATACAAGAAGACTTTGCATAGATGTAAGACTTTGGAAACAGTCTATCTCAACTACCATGCGATTAAAGAGGAAAACAAAGTTCTATACCCAAAAAGGTTTATAAACACTAACGGTATTAAACCCGTTAAGTATCAAATATGTATTACAAAAATAACTGAAGAAGGTGATACATTTAGAACCCTAAGAGATGACTATGGAAAGCTATATACCGAAAAACCATTGGGTGATTGGACAATTTTAGCTTCTGATGATTATGAATTAGAAGAAAATTTTTGGATTTATGGTTTTAAACAAAAAGGAAAAGAAAGACCGACTATTGCTGAGGTAGTTAAAAGACTTATGATTAATGCTCACTCTAAAAAGGTTGTAAAACAAATCATTGTTGTTCATAACAAATTAATTATCTATAACGAAGAACAATTTGATATGATAATTTGTAAGAATATTGAAGATGCTCAAAGACTTCACCACACCTTGGCCAAAATAGCCAAGAAACAAAAAATAAAAAGCCTTATGTTTATGGGAACAGCTACCCCAGCCACCATTAGTCGAATGTATGATTTAATTCATGACGAAACTGGTTGGCCCTACACTAAGATTAGAAGGACCAGTACTAGACCATAAAAAAAACCCACAATTACGTGGGTTTCATTTATTTGAATAAATTTTCAAGTGTAACAACCAAGGTTGAAATTCTTGCTTCATTTCTAGCTATCACTGCTTGTAATTCTGGTGGGATATTACCAGCGTGTTCAGATTTAATCTTAGATGTTTCTCTTTGTAATCTATCACTTTCTCTTACGCAATTATCATAGATGATTGCTTTTTCTTCGTTAGTCATTTGTATAATTTTCTATTTGTATTAAACCATCAAACCCAGCATATTTTTTACTAGATAAAATAATTTCATTATTGTTTAATTCAGAATCTATAACTATCTTACGATGACCTAAATATTTATTATCACCTTTGGTTCTGTAGAATAACATATCTTGAATTATATGGTCGTGAACCATAGGGTGCATGATTAATGTGTCAAAATCTTTTTCAATATTTTCAGTTAACTCAAAAACTTTATTTTTTAAAATATTAACTATAGTAAATAAGGTAGAGTTCCAGTCAAATTGAGCTGTATGAGGGTCTAATGTTGGGTTGGACTTCTTCCAACCTAAATAATCCCATGTTAAGTTAATTTTTGTTGCCATTAGTCACATTTACAATCTTTTCCTGGATTGTTACCACAATCACATGGCTTACCTTCTGTTTCAACTTCAACTTCATCTTCTTCTAAACCTAAGTCCATGTTAATCGCAAAGCTAGTTTTGATATCTTCTACCATTTGGTTTATTTTAACCATATCAGCTTCTGCTACTACGGTTGGGTTGATACATTCTACTCTTTCTTCACCTTTTGTTGGTATAAAGAAAGCTAATGCGTTAGCGTTCTTGTGTGCTAACATGTTGTTAATCGATTCAGCAAATGGCTGAATAATTTCTTGCATTTTCATCATCTCTTCATCTAAGTAGAATACGATGATTAATGGGTGTTGGTTTTCCATCTTGTTTTTGTTTTGTTTTTGTTTTCCTCGAAACTTACCTCTTGGATTATGTCATTTATGTTTGACGAACTTAATGATTCGCTAGATAAGAAATATTCAACTATTAGTTGATTGACTCTAGATTTTTTATTCTCTTCACCTAACTCAGTAAACCCTTTTAAAATAATATCTCCATCCCCATCTTTCAATGTAAGATAAATAAGGTATTCTGAAACAACTTTACCTTTGTTCAAGGTGCTTTTTAATTTGTCAATTTCTTTGATAACGATTCTTTTCATTTGTCTATTCTTAAATATAGTGTTAGTTTTAAAATAATAAACAAATTTATCGTTTTTTTTTGATTGTGTAAAGGGTAAAATGAAAAAAGCCTCATAAAGAGGCTCTTTTTTTAACTTGTTTACAAAGTGCTGGGGCATTTACTTCTAACCCTGTGATGAAGGTTTCCCACTTTAAAAATTAGAGGAGCTGGGAGTCCTACGTTGTTGAATTTAGCTATTTGTTTTTGTAGTTTTTGATTGCAGAATACACCTTTACCAAAACAAGTTGTTAAGTGACGGGGCAATTCCTCACCCCATCCTTAATGTTAAACAGTTACCACAGAGTAACGTTCAGAGTCGATAACACTCATCATCATAGAGTATGGTGTCATATCCTTACCACCTAACAAGTTTGTAAGTAATGCTGGGCTAAACCCAGACACCAAAGCAGTACCATTCGTATCGAATTGGACTGGCTTGTTGTTATCACCTCTAGATTGGATGTTCCAATATACGATTTTAGGCATGGTGTACCCAGCTTCTTCGTACATTTCACGAATCATCTCTTGAGCAGTTGGGTTCCAAGCATTTCTGCTTCGATAACTGTTAGTTGCCGAGTTGAACTCCATATCTGACAAGATAAGAATCATTGTTGGCATTTCAGCTTCGGAAACTTTCGATTCTTTAGCTTTTGACAACACAAGGTTGAATACCGCTTCTAAGTTTGTAGACATCGCCCAGTCAGCTCTCGCCAATTGGTTGTATCTCTGATTCAACGAACCCTTAAGGATTTGAAGACTTGGAGATTCAGAAAACGTCACGAAAGCGTCTTTGAATGGTCCAACGTTTCTTTCAGAGATGTACAATCCCAATGAGATTGCCACGTCCATACAAGTTACGCTAGGGCTTCCACCCGCAGATGTTTCCATTGACCCAGAAACGTCAACTACTGGAAGTACTCTTTCGGCACTACCTTCCATAAAGTTAGGTAAAGCATCCCATTGTACGTTAGCACCTTTGGTGTTACCTTGTTTAAGGTTTTTTACGATGTCATATGGATACACCGCACCAGCATTGATTTTAGCTTCCCCTTTCTCAACCGAAGTCAAGTAAGTTTGGAAACGCTCTAAGTCATTCTTAGAGAATGCTTTCATCAAGTCACTCATTGCTTTTGAAGGCAATTTAGAGTAGTCAATCTTAGCCCATTCTTTAGCACACATCAATTGCTCAACGGTGTTAGAGTTTTCAACTAACAATTTTCTGTACTCTTTAGGTGTTAACCCCAAGTGTTTTCTCAATGCGTTAGCATTTCTTTTAGCCTCACGGTTAGTCACGTTTGGACGTGGCATCCATTTAGCACAAAGACCATTCTTCTCAGCCAAACCTTTAGCGATTAAATCTAAAGCTTGTTTTTCTAATGGTGTTCCAACCAAAACTAACAAGTCATCCCATCTACCAAATTCTGTGATAAGGTGTAGGTTTTTAGCCAACGTTTCAGTACGGTTAGCAGCAAGGTAAGTGATAATATCCTTGAATATTTGTCTCTCACCAGCACCACCTCTTACGTCACGTGCCCAAAACAATAGACGCATCGCTGTCAATGGGTTTTCACTAAACGCTTTGGTAAACACGTTGATAAGACGAGTCTTATCCTGTCCTCTCATTGCACCAATTTGGAAGAACAAGTCTACACAGTGGTTTAACGATGAAGAGTTAGTCGACATACCGTTTTCAGTAAGTGAGTTTTTTGTTTGCATTGCGTTTAATAATGTACTCATGATTTTTTCTTTTAAAGATTATTTATTTTTAGTGATGCAAAGGTACTAACTAATTTTAGGTTTTGCAAGTAAATTTTAATTTTTTTTTAATATTTTTTTTAAATCTTTGTAAACCAAGCCTTTACGGTACTTGTTGTATTCTGAATATTAGTAAATTCAGCTTGATTGATTACACCGTCAGATACAAAATAGAATCCAACTTGACCACTATAATGACTACCACCAAAAGGTTGGAAGTAATAAAGCGATAACGTTTTGTTTGTTGATGCCACACCGCTAGTTAATTGATAAGGTCTAATGGCACCGTTGTTCAATGTATAACTGTTATTGTTTACAAATCTAATTGTATCGTTTGGGTAAGTAGTAGCAAACCCACTAATAACTTTGGTTAACACCCAAGTGGTTCCAACTAATTCATTGTTGGTTGTACCGCTAGTCCAGTTTGGTAACGTGCCACCGTTTCCGTATTGGTCTTGCCAGTTAGTTGTTGATGGGGTTGGTTGAGTGCCAGCTTGGTAATTCCCAGGTGTTATCTCCTCTTTACTGCACGATGTTAATAGTGCACAGATTAATGCACAGATAAGCATGATAATCAACGATGTTTTAGTTTCTCTAGTCATATTTTTAAGTTTATGATACAAAGGTAGGTAAAAAAAATTAAACCACCAAATTTATTTCACAAAATTTCTAATATATTTTGTTCTATGGTATTTGTTAGACCCAATTTCCTTTAATGCGGCTATATGGTCTGGGGTTAAATAACCCTTATTACCAACCCAATTATATTTTGGGTATTTTTCGTGGAGTTTGGTCATGTATTCGTCTCTTCTTACCTTGGCAACGATTGCTGCTGCCGCAATTGACGTGTATGTATCATCACCTTTTGGGACTAGTGTTAATATACTGTTGTAATCTTTTTCACCGCTGTATGTTTCCCATGCGTTACCATCTAGTAATATGTGTTGTGGTTCCGTTTTTAGTTCGGCCAAACACTTGTACATTGTTTTGTAGGTTGCTTTGTCAATACCCATTTCGTTGATATCTGGGACTGAACCAGCGTTACATGAAACACTAATCGCTGTTTCCATGATTAGTTTGTAAGCAATGTTGCGTTGATTTTCTGATAATTTTTTTGAATCTCTAATAAGTGGGGATTCAAAACCCTTTGGTAGGATTACAGCCGCAGTTACGACTGGTCCAGCACCGCACCCTCTACCTACCTCATCGATTCCACAAATAAAATCTAGGTGGCATAGTTCGGCTGGTGCATATTCTAAAATTTTACCCTTTGCCATATTTTATTAGTTTATTAACAAAGGTACTACTTAAAAATTAGAATAACAATTATTCTTCAATTTTTTTTATAAATTTGATAAGTATTCCACCAATTTCAGCTTCAAATTCCTCAGTAGGTTCAAATTGTGCTGTAGATGGATTTGATTTGTAGAACAATTCTTCATTCATTTGAATGTGGTTTCTTTCGTTTAATAGGTAAACAAGGACCAACCCTTCTTTGTATATCGTTTCATCATTTACTATTGATGTTACTGTGCTGATTAAATCTTCGTATCTCATATTAGAATTTTGTAAATATATTTTTAAAAGCCAACCCTAGTTTTTGATACCAAGTTTTTTTAATTATTTTGGCTTTTCCTGGATTCTTTTTAATTTCCTCACCCAAACCAGTTTTTATTTCATTGATTAATTGGTTTTTCTTTAATGCTGTCTTGTATTTTTCAACTAGCATTTCTTTTTCGGCTAGAGAAACTTCTCTACTAATCATTTTATCACTCATACTTTATTTTTTGTCAAATATAAGTTTTTTTAATGACTATGTAAATACTTTTCAGAGTTATCGTGACCACATTCGTGACAAATATATAAATCACTTTTTTTAGAATCTTTTTTATCCCATGACCAACCGCAGTTATCACAAACTATGTCTTTATCCTTTGTTTGAACATCAAAAGCTTCTTTTAATAATTTTTTGATAAGAGTTTTAATTGTTTTTGATTTTGGTGTCTTTGATAAATTTTCCATATGAATTTTTATAAGATTTTTTAGTTTCGTCATTTTCGTCATTGGTATATTGCCAGTTCCAATATAAGCTATAATTTGTTTTAAAACCGTAAAATTCATGAACCTTCATTTGTGTTTTTGTGACGTTTTCACCGTTCCAATTTTGACCTACACAAATAAAACCAGATTCAATGTTTTGAATTATGTTTGATTCACCTAATGTAGTGTGTCTACTTTCTAACCAATTTAATCTTTCAATCAAGTTTTGATAGTACATATTAGCTTGACCCCATCTTATTGAACTGAAAAATATAACAGCGTCTGATTCAAATAATTCTTTAGATATTTTCCATAGTTCGTCAGATTTATTATTAAAACTAGCCCAACATCTATGTTGATTTGACGGGTTCTTCTCTTTATCGTCAAGCATGGCTTTTAGTACCCCACATGTGTTACCATCTTTTCTAGATACATTACCTTCACATGGTAGGATTTTGAGGTCTGTAACGTCAATTAAAACTGATTTATCACCTAATTGTTCGTTAATGTACATAGCAATCATTTTTGATTTTGGTATGTCTATGTCATTTTTATCCCAATTGTATCTATTAGAACAGCTTAATAATAAAACTTTTTTCTTTGTTTTGAGAATGTCTATGGTTTTTTTTAATGATTTCCACGTATCTGTTTGTGCCGTTTCTTCAAAAAGCATTAATTCTTTAATCCTAAGTATATTTTCTTGTAAATTCATATTATTTTTTATGTTTTATTGTATTAACTTTATTTGAGTTTTTATCGAAATCTTCAGCATCAGTAAAAGACCATAGTTTTTCGCCTTTTTTCCTTTTGTAATACACATCAGAACCACCAATGTCTCTGACTTGATATTCAACTGTATTTTTCGATTCGTGTAAAAAGTGGTTTAATCTTTCTCTTATAAACTCTTTCATTATAAAGTATTTTTTATATAAATATTGACTATTCACATTAGAAACCCTATATTTGAAATAAAAACGTATGATAACACTAATTTTTATTCTAATTTGCTACGGAGCATGTAATAACATGATTTATGGTTCCGTATTTGAAGGTTTTAGAAACCGACTAGCAAAGCTAGGTACTGGCGGTTACAGTATCCACAAATTATTTACTTGTTTTATGTGCTTAGGCACTTGGATGGGATTTGCTGTTTCAGTAATCTTATCACACTTTGGATATGCGAAATTAACACCAATGGGTTCCATGGGTCTTGATAACTTATATCTGATGGTTTTCTTAAATGGATTAGTATCAGCTGCTGGTGTATGGTTAATCCACACTGCACAGGAAGCTCTAGAACGAGCGTTTGCTGAAAAGTAATCTACTAACTCGTTACAAATAAAAAAAGCCCTTAGAGGGCTTTTTTTTTGTTAGTAACCTTTTGAGTCAATGCACTTGTCGCATGCTTCGTTAGGACCGCAATCACAATCGGCTTGGTATTCAGATTCAGCAACTACCATTTCAACTTTACGCTTAGGTGGCAACTCTACCTTGTTTACATTTCTGGTAGGTGTCGGTGTGGTAGAACTTTTTCTATTCTGTGTCATTCTTCTATTTCGTTCAGCTCTGGCTTCTTCTTCTAAAAGTTCTTGTTCTTCTTCAGTTAATTCGATTGGGTTATGATTTTCATCCAAATAAGCAACAGGTTGTGTTGTTGGGGTATTTGGTGTTTCATCGATAATTTCTTCTTCAAAAGCTTCTTCAATGTTTGCACTCGACATTACTGGGATGTCATCTTCATCATCGATATCAATGTCGAATTCATTTAGATTTGGAACTAGTTCTTCGTCAGCAAAAACGAATTTAAGTCTGTTTAGTTTAACCAAACTATTTTTCTTAAAAATCTCTTTTAATTCATTAACCTTTACTCGTAATAGGTCGTGCTTCTTTTCTTTTTCTAGATTTAGTTTGATAGTCTTTTCAACGTAACCTAATAAATCGTCTAACCCAACGTTTGGTGATTCACTGAACAACATGTAGTAATTCATAGCTTCATCACCTTTAACTCTTTTGATGTTTGGGTCTTCTAGAATTGTCCAACCTTCTTTGAATACAGCGTCAACCAATACAGTTCCTTCTAAGTATCTAATACCTATTACATAAGGTTGAAGAGAGTCAAGTGTTTTTTGTATATTTGACATGTATCTTGTTTTTAAATGTTTATACCAGTAAAGATTACTGATAAAATATATGCTATAGATACACCCAATAAAACTAATGATGTACTACGCAACCTATATTTTGTTGGTTCTTCTTGATTTGATTGGAAAAACGCTTGGATAAAATAATAAGTGTGTCTAAACGTATTTAAACATGCCATAAAGAACAGCATTAATAATATTTTATTGAGTATAACTGTTAGCATATTGTTTATTATTTAGATTCTTTATTTTTTGCAGAAATTTCTTGTCTCATTAATTGAGAGTTTGTTCTGATTTCTTGTAACCCTTTTCTAAGTCTTACACCAGCAGCTTTATTACCTTTTTCGTAAAATTTTACTACGTCTTCTTCTAATCCAGCGATTAGTTCTTTTAATTCGTTAAATTTGTCCATTTTAATTTGTTTTTTTGTTTTCGTTATCGTTATTATTTGAAACCATAGTGTTGAATCTCTCAATACTGGTTTCTACGGTAGCCAATCTAGCTACCAATTGCTTAATTTTGTGTGATTTATTAGTGATGTCTTCACTGGAAACCAATGTTTGTTCTAAAGCATCCTCAATTGTTAATTTTTCTGTGGATAACTCTAAAAGCACTACGTTAAAAAGTCTTTCTGTATTCATAATGATAAAACTACACTATATTTTCTTAAAATAAATAGTAAAACCTAATTTTTATGCAATTTTCAATGATTTTTCAAAAATTGTATAGATTTCAATGAGTGTGTCTATGTCGGAATTTGTTTTGATTTTACTGTAATCAAAAATGTCTGACCAGATTCTGAGTAATCCCTTGTCAGTAAAATCAAATTGTTTTTTTTCTTTATATGAGTAAAACACTTCTAGCATGAACTCTAAGAAATAGTCATGTAGTTTATTATTTTCAAAGGTAATACCTTCCTTTTTAAAATTCTTAGCATTTTTATTCCAACACCATTTAAAATGTTGTAATTGCTCTTCTAAATTAGTAACGTCATCACCCAGATAGGTGTCAAAAGCTATTATTAATAAAGATTGCACAAAATCACTATAAAGTTCACATTTTTCAAACTTTATATTGTGTGCACCATATAGTACAGCAATACTTTCTTTACTCATAGGGTTGTTTATATAGGCCAAGAAACTTATTCTATCGTATTTGTTATTCATCTTTATTTATTTTTATTAATATAGTTCATATACCAAAAAAATAAATGTTATACTATTGTTATTACACCTATAGTGATTTATTCTTCTGTTTTATCTTTTGGTTTATCGACATTTTTTTCAGTGGTAAACCAATAGTCAACAATCTTCCCATAAGAACCAATAAAAGCACCTAGCAATAACAATAGTATTTCTTTCCACTCACCATCTACTTTAGTATTGGTATGTATTGACCCTAGAATACCCAAAGTAATTAAACAAAAAGTAATCATAACCAATATGGTTAGTACCCATCTTCTAAAATTTCCCATCCTCATTATGCTATGTCAGCACTAGTTAATAATGTGTATGTAAATGAATTTCCGTGAATGTTCTTTGATTTGTTGATTATGCTCATAAACTCGCTGAAATCTTTCACTCTTTTAAATACTTGACAGCCTTCTGACCAGTTTTCAACATAACTCGATTCTGTTGTAGGGTTGCTTCTATGACCATTGATACCAAATATCCCTTCTTGAATAACAGTTTCATTGAATGTCATGTCTTTATTTTTATCTCTAAATACTTTTACTGGTTTAACTTGACGCATAGCCTCGTATTTACCTTGATGTAAGCCAACGGCCCACATACCTCTGTATTGGTTTGGTACTACCCTTGCAACACCATTTGGGTTGTGGAATTCTTTTACTGCTTTGGTACCTGGGTCGGTTGTTATTGCCCACTGGTGGAATTTCCACACACCATTTTCTTTATATGATAGTGTCATGTAGTCGTCAAAGACATTAGTGACAGTATTGCCAACAGATGAGTTTCTAATTCCAACGATATTTACGTCAAACCCTTTATTTTTCTCATCATCAAACCAAACGTAACCTTTGGCTTCTACAGCATTTTTAATTTGTTCTTTTGTATACATAATTTAACTTTAAATAAAATATTATCTGATTAGTCGTTCTTTGTCGATATTAGCAATTATTGCTTCTATATCTTTTATCTGTTTAGCAGCAATTTTAGCTATTTCTTTGTCTTTTTTAAGCATATTTGCTTTAATTTCTGCTTCTAGTGCATCACGTCTAGCAATAAAATCAACAAGATTTTGCTCCACCGTTTCTTGTGTCTCTCTTTCTATTAGTTCATTATATTCTTTTTCTTTAGCTATTTCGGCTTCTATGATAGCATTTTCTTCATCTATCATAACTTGTATTTCCTCAAATGTCTTAACGATTTCTGAATCGTTAACTATTTTTTTTTCGTCCATATTTTCTTTATTATGCGGTTAACCAACCGTAGTATTTTTTTGTTTTAGCCATTCTATCGTCTAAACCATGTGTTCCACCATTGATTCTTTTTGTAAGAGCCAAGATAGACGCATCGTTTACACCTTTATCACAGATAGACCAAAGTTTATTTTTATCAAAGAAGAACATAGCTGATTCAAAGGCTAATTCATTAGCAACTAAATCTGGGTTTGTCATTACTTCTGGTTTTTTCAAGTATTCGGAAAAAGCTTTATAATTTGCTTTACCCGTTAATTGTAGAGCACCTCGACCACGGAAAACCCATCCTTCTTTTGAAGCCTCGTTACCGTTACCCATTCTGTCCGCATAAACTCTAGAAGCAATCTTTTCTGGGTTTCTAGCGTAAGATTCTTCCAAATTACCAAGAAAATATTTTCCAAAGATACCTTGTAAACCTTGTGCTGAATAATTTAAGTTTTCTGAGAAAGCTTTAAAGTCACCAGTTTCATGTGCTGTTTGAGCAAAGAAGTGTGCTGCTCTTTCTGGGGTCATTTTATAAAATTCCATCGCTTTTTTAAGCGTTCCTGGTCCAAAGGCTCCGTCTGGTGTCGCACCAATTTTTTCTTGTAGTTTTTTTAAGCTCATAATTAATCTTGTTTATTTATAAATATCATTGACCTTTTTAAATTCCAAAAAAAAATTTGGAAATTTGAATAAAAAGTATTACCTTTGTCTAAAATAAAAAGACATGACAACTTTATTGACAATTGAAAATGAAAAGGGTTCGTTAAAATACATGGATATTTTTGCTGACTTTGAAGAAATAAATGGGTTCCCCTTAACTGATAAAATACTGGTTAATGAAAGTGAATGTGGAAAATATGAATATGTTTATGTTTTCTTACCACAGGATACCTTGGATTCTTTGATTAATATTATACTCAACCATAATACTGTTATTTATTCCAAAAAAGATTTTACAATCGAGATGATTGACA